GTTAGAAACATCATCTAAAGCACCTGCGTTTTTAAATACATAGTCAATAGCTTTTGATAATTGCTTTCTTGTTATTGATAGCTGTAGATTATCAACAGTAATTAATCCATCGCCAATGCTTTTTAGGTCATCGCCAGATAATCCCCACCGGCCAGTATTTAAGAATCTCTCTCGCACATTAACAATTGCCTTTAAGCTATCCATTAGCAAATAATACTCAGGGTCAAAGTCTGCCTGGTATGCAGCCACTAACCCGACGTTTAATCGAGCTGTGATGGTATTCCAGCCTATCTCGTCACCTACACCCTCACGAAACTTCATTAGTTCGGTATGCGGTACTAACTGCAATGTTTGCTCACTTTGTGCATTGTGTCGGATCGTCATTGGCAAGATGTTTCTGCGAGGAATATGCCGCTTTCTTGGTTTTTTGTTATTTGCCATTGGTATGCGCCAAGACAGCTAGAATTGCTTGCTCTGGACTAATAACCACCTCAACCTGGCCCTTCCACATCTTGTGAAAGATTATCTGCTGCGCTGTAAGTTTGCGCTCCGACTCAGGCTTTCTACCGTCCTTGATCTCCAAAAGTATATTGAGTCCTTTGTGGCCTACTAAAATGTCTGGACAACCTTCACCGACGTGGTGCAAGTGCTGAACAGTAAAACCCTCTTTACGCAAGCAATTGACAATATGCTTTTGATTTACGTCAACTCTAGCAGCTCTCATTTTTTAGATACCATTCTGTAGCCTCGTTAAACTTTGAAATATCAGTTAAATACTTTTCATCCAAACAAACTCTATCGCCATAACTAAAATTCTTATTTATATGCTTTAAAGTAAATCTTTCTTTGCTTGTGAATCCATGTATTTTAATTTCTGTGGCAGATTTTAATGAACATAAAATAGCCCAGTCTGTTTTAAACTCATCAAGATTATCAAAAATAATATATCGTGGTTCTGGATTATCACCGGCTCTTGTTTTTAATTGGATAGTCTGATTTTTATATATCAAATCAACACCACCATCGCCACCAAATGTAATATTGCTTTGCACATTAATGTTTAAATACTTGCAAATGGCTATTTCTCCAAGCATCCCAATATAATGAGCAGCAAAACCATTCATTTTATATTTGCCATTATTTTTAACTGAATTTATATTTTTAGCATCCTCAATTGTTCCAGCATAATGAGCAGCTAAAATAATGTCAGTAGCAGATAGATTTATTTCCATTCTTTTTCATTAAAAAGGAACAGATACTGCAATAAAAGTTTGAAAATCATCATTACCATTTTTTTCATCAATTTCTTTTGCTACGTTATAAAGATTATCCATTCCTTGAGTTTTAAAAATATAATCCACTAATATACTAATATTATCAAATTGTTTTTCATTCATAATTTCTAATCTATCAATTTGTTTATCAAGTGATTCAACTAATGTTATTAATGCCCTATTTTCTAACTCATTGTGTTTCATTTCCAATCTCCTTGTAGACCTCTGTTTTTACGTTCCCATTGTTCAGCAGAATCCTTCCTTAACCTGTCCGCTGATTCCTGGCCTCTTTTCTTTGCTACCGCTTGCAAGTATTCCATTGCCTTGTTTCTGTCTTGCACTCGCCACTTGATAACTTGTCTGACTTCACATCTATGTCGTTCTTCTTCAAAAAACTCATGCACTCAAGATTCTCCATGCTGTTGCTGCACACAATGGCACTTGTCCGTTTCCAATGGCTTTAAGTCTGTCCACCCTAGAGGCCAACCCATGAGCCACTCTACCCACATTGGGTTCAGATGACCACCAGCTTGCGCTGCCAATGTCGGAGTGTTTCTCGTTGATTCGCTTGGAGCATTGGTTTCTTTTGCATTGTGACTCGTTGGTGTAGGCCAATTCTGCATATTGCTGACCTGATCCCTGAGATTCGCTGGCTTGCTGCGATTCGGCCTTGCATTGGTTGCTTCGTTCATTAAGGCTTTTTCTGACTTTGGTGGTAACTTGTCCATCGTTGTAGGAGTTGCCCATCTTTCCAACAATCCAAATTCTGTTCCTTTGATGGTTTGCTCCAACGTCTGCTGCTCCCAACACTCCCCATCGCGCATTAAACCCCATTGAGGCCAAGTCTCCAAGAACTCGTCCAAGTCCCCTAGAAGTGAGCATTGGTGAGTTTTCCACGAACACGAATCTTGGTCGTACTTCGTGAATGATCCTCGCCATTTCTCCCCACATTCCTGATCGTTCTCCGTCAATTCCTGCGCCTTTTCCTGCTGCGCTAATGTCTTGGCATGGAAACCCGCCAGATACAACGTCAACAATTCCGCGCCAAGGTTTTCCGTCAAAGGTTTGAACATCATCCCAAATCGGGAAAGTTTCAAGAACTTTGTCATTTTGTCTGGCTGCAAGTACGCTTGCTGGATATGGTTCCCACTCAACGGCACAGACTGTTCGCCATCCAAGAAGTTTTCCCCCAAGTATTCCTCCACCAGCACCTGCGAAAAGAGCCAACTCATGCACGAAACCTCCCTTTGTTATCAAAGTCAAACGGTTGACCGCCTAACTTCTCAATAAATTGCTGACTGCTATGGTGATAGAACAATCCGTAAAACTCCTCTGCTTCACCATTACGCTGCTTTTGGCACATTAAAAAAGTATCTGGATCAGATTCTTCGTACTGCATACCATTACGACGGTTGTTTTCTTTCTTTTTATTTCTCCAGACCAAAAATACATTATCCACCTGGTCAGCAATAGAACCTGATCCCTTCAAATCATTCTTACCAGGCTGTACTTCCTCGCTTTGCAGCTTACGAATATGGTGAACCAAATGAATATGCACGTTATGATCTCTAGCAACCGCACACAATTCGTTTACAAACGACTTCTGCTCGTTCAGATCATCCTCAGACATTACACATTTCATCAAACTATCGATAAAAATGTGCTGAATACCTAACTCAACAGCGCAATACCTAGCCATTGCTATCGTCATCTGTGGCGTGGTGCTACCTTGTTGATCGTAGATAAAACAATTCTCAGAAGCAAATGATAAAAATCTATGACCTATGCTTTTTACATAGTTATTTCTATCATTTACCAAAGGATCGTTTAAATTCTCACCACAAAATTGACGCATCATCCGTAAAATTGTGGTCTGCGGTTTCATCTCAAACGATGCAATGCAAACTCGTTTACCTAACTTTATCAAATGAAGGCCTATTAAGCCCGTTATAAGGCTCTTGCCGCCTCCGTTTGAGCCAGCATATACCGTCACCTCACCTAGCCTGAAATTGAAGTCCTGGTGCGTTATAGGCCACGGCATAGGGCATATATCATCTGAGCTAGGATTAATCAGCCCATCAACTACGCCATCCATGTAAACAGACACGGATTTCACCTTGGCTGATACGTCAGTGTTCTTCAGATATTTATCAATGTCAATATCTTGAGGTTTAATCAATCTGAGCTTTCTCGCCTCATCCAGCCTTTCTGCTATTTGCTCAATCATTGATATACCCCACTACTTCCATAATTCTCATTTGAGCAACTTTCATTCGATCAAGATCAATCTGACTTAAAGCATTACCGTTAGCCAACGAATTAGCAGCAACCCCAACAACCATAGCTTCAAACGCTAATAACTTGATAAGATCAGTAGCGTAAAAAGGTTTTTTTACAGGGGAAGCTATTTGCCTAAAATTATCGTCAGGGGGGAATAACTCTGACAGATCAATGCCGACAGCGCCACAAATTTCTGACACTGAGCAACCAGAAAAGCATTTCAATAGGATTCGACCATCCTCAAGTTCTCTAATCGCTAGAGATGGATGTTTATCGTCATGAGCTGGACAGCAAGCGGTATAGGAGCCGCTCTTTCCTCTGACCTTAGATAACCTACCGATAAGATTGTCTAAGCTCATTATTTCCACCATTTATGGTTAGGTGGTGAAATAGGTGCTTCAGACTTTTTATACCACTCAGCCTTAAAGCCTTGCCAACCTCTAGCGCAAGTTTCGCTCAAAGCATCCTCAAAAGTAATGCCAGCTTTTTCAGATTCTTTACGAATTGAATTAATTACCGTTTCGGTAATAGTTGCTTTCTTCAGTTTTCGATGAGCTACAAAGTCAGTCCAAACTGAAAGCGATACATCGTCTGGTTTACTAATACTATGTTTATTGTTTATTGTTTCTTGTTTATTGTTTAGGATCTGAACCGTATCTGATTTCACATCTGGTTTCACATCCTTTGCAGAACCCCATCTGATCTGATTCGCTTTCCTAGCGCTATCAGCTTTGCTCTGATAAGCCTTGATTTCAGAGTCTGCCCGCTTGTTATGCCATGCACAATCATCAATAGAATACTCAAAAAATTCAGACAAAATAACTTCAACTATTTCAATTGTTGATTTTACTTTTCTCGCAAGTTTGTCTTTATTAATTTCATCAAATGGCATTTCAGTTTGATAATAAAGATCTAACATTCTTCTGTATGTTAAATCTTCTTTATCAGTCAAATGTGATGTATGGCTAATGTAATCGCCAATATTAAATTGATAGTAGTGCATAGCTTTTCCAATAAAAAAAGCCCTAGGTGAGACTCTCGATCATAAGATCGTTGGCAGACTGGTGAGTAACCAGCAGAGTCCCATCTAAGGCTTACTCGTTTACGCGCTGCCAAGCACGTTTACACTATATCTGAACTTTTCTAAGTACGCAAATCCTACATAGATCACCACCTTCAAAGTTCTTTTCTGATCTCGTTCTCTTGCATCCTGGACACGCTTTTTGTTTAAAAACATAGTCAGGAATCGGCTTTTTAGAAACGGTAGACATGTTCTGCAATGCTTGCTCCTAAACCAATGTATGAAATTTCCCTGAGTGGCTCACCTCTAGGGCTAACCTTTGGCAACATAAACTTGTTAGACAACTCTCTAAATGGGGTTGCTTCACGTGGTTGAACCATCGCTGGCTTATCAAATGACTGTACAGCTAGCCGCAGTTCATAAGTAGGCATAAACGCGTCTTTGAGCTTTTTGAGACACCCAGTAGTACAGAGATAATTCAATTCTGACGATACTCGCTTCTTATCTTTAAAGCCAAACAGACCATATTCCTCTACTACGCTATGTACGGTCATAATTCCAGAATTAGCAAAAGCCACACAAATCTGGTATCTACGACTGTCTTTCTTTGGTAAGTCCATTTTTTTCTCCTTTTGCGCCATAAACTCATAAAAATCTCCGTTTGTTGCTGGATTTAATTATGCAGCTATTCCTAGTTTTGTGTCATTGATTGTTTCTATCGATGAACAAATATTCATAGAAAAGTATTTCTTGCAGCGAATAACGTATGTCGCTATAGTTCAGTCATACCAACGACGGAGACAGAGATGATTGAAGAACTAGATGACCTGTTAGTTTGCCTGGCAGCGTATCAAGAAGATGAGGCAGATGCACTGTGGGTAGCAGCAAGAGATCAAAAAGAGTCAGAAGATAACGCAAAATTCGATAAATGGTTTTTTGGAGGAATGAAAAGTGACTTACTCTGAAGGAATTGAAGCAGGAATGAAGATAGCTCTGGATCAGATCAATGAGGAGCTAGGCACTGAGTTTAATCATTTAGGACAGTTCATCAATCACTTGTGGGATGTCCAGCGTAAAGCGACAACGATTGGCGTACCTTATACAACTGCTAACTTTATGAAAATGAAAGAAGAAAACCAATGAAACTTTTAGCTACCGATGATTGGCTTGCAAGACACCCTAAAGTCATTGCTATCATATTGTTTTCAGGATATATTTTGGTTTCATGGTTGACGTAGGAAAATAAATGGATGACTTTAAATCAATCTTAGACGCAAGGTTCAAGTATGTGCCAGCAGGTAAAACTGATCTTGAGAAAACTTTTAACCGTATTAGAAAGGAGCAAGCAAAAGCAAAGGAAATTCAAACTTTACAGGAAGTTCGGACATTCAATAATGTCATCGTTAAAAAATTCAAATAAAGGTAAATAATCATGCGCCAGCAACAAGAGCAAGAAGAACAACAGCAATGGCTAGTCTACGAAAAACTGCAAAAAGCACGTATCAAATTGCAGCACACAGAACTAAAAAAGTCAGGCCACAATAAGTTTGCAGGATATAAATACTTTGAGCTTGGCGACTTCCTGCCAGCCATTCAGTCAATTTTCTTTGAGTTAAAACTTTGCCCTGTAGTCTCATTTGGTGCAGAGCTGGCTACCTTACGCATCATTGACACTGAGAATGGCGGTTGCATTACGTTTACTAGCCCAATGGCTCAAGCCAATCTTAAAGGCTGTCATCCAATACAGAATTTGGGCGCTGTAGAAACCTATAGCAGACGTTACTTA